TTTCCAGCTGCAAATCAAACTAATGCCCAAGGTTACACTCAATATATGCAGTTTCCAGGCACAGGTTTTAGAGCATCTACAAGTTTGAAGTTTCAGATTGTAACAACAGCTACTTCTGTAACGTTATTACACGGCTAGGAGATTTAAGTGGCTACAATTACTTATACAGTCACTGTAGCAAGTGGCACGACACAATATGGAACCGGTAATAGATTTTATATTAACGGTGAGTTAGCTCCTATTTTATATTTAGATGAGGGCAACACTTACATATTTGATCAATCTGATTCTAGTAATGCGGTTGGTGGTGTTCATCAAATCGCTTTTTCTACAAATCCTAATAACTCACCCGCTGCATCATACACAACTGGAGTTACATCTACAGGAACACCAGGAACTTCTGGAGCTCAAACTACATTTGTTGTAGCACCTGTTAAAAAAACAGGAGCACCAGTTTTATTTTATTACTGCACAAATCATAGTGGGATGGGTAGTAGTATACAAACTGTTTCACCGACTTCTGGTGAAGCAGAATTTAATCCACAAATAGATGAAATTATAGAAGAAGCTTTTGAAAGAACAGGAGTGCAGGGCACTAGAACAGGATATCAATTAAAATCTGCAAGAAGATCTTTAAATATAATGTTTCAAGAATGGGGTAACAGAGGTGTTCATTTATGGAAAGTAAAATTAGCAAAAATTCCTTTAGTAGAAGGTCAAGCAGAATATAATTTTGCATCTGATTCTACAAATTTTCCACAAGATATAGATTCAGTATTAGAGGCTTATTATAGAAATAATTCTGATGCTACAGCACCTCAAGATATTGCACTTACAAAAATAGATAGATCTGCATACTCAGCTACACCAAACAAATTAGCTAAAGGAACACCATCACAATATTATGTAGAAAGAAAATTAAACCCAAGTATATTTTTATATACAACACCAAGTTCAAGTGTATCAGATTCTACAACACCAAGTAATTTTCAATTTTGTTTTTATTATCTAGCTAAAATTCAAGACGCTGGTTCTTATAATTACACGTCTGATGTAGTAAATAGATTTTATCCTTGTATGATGTCTGGACTTGCATATTATTTAAGTCAAAAATATTCACCGGCTATGAGTCAAGAGTTGGAAAGAAGATATGAAAGTGAATTATTAAGAGCACTTGATGCAGATAATCAAGGCACATCTACTTTCATTTCACCACAAACATTTTATGGAGATGGAGTATAATGGGTAAGTATGCATCAGGTAAATATGCTTTAGCAATTTCTGATAGATCAGGAATGGCATTTCCGTATTCTGAAATGGTTAGAGAATGGAATGGATCTTTAGTTCATTATTCAGAATTTGAAGCAAAGCAACCACAATTAGAACCAAAACCAGTTGGTTCTGACCCACAAGCTTTATATAATCCAAGACCACAACCTGCATCAAAAGCAAGTTTAATTCTTTTGGGTGATAATCCTTTTACAACTGTAATCTCTGGTGGAACAACTTTTGTAAATGTTTTTTCAGAAAATCATCAAAGAGCTGCAGGCTCTGTAGTAAGATTTAGAGGACCACCTATTGTAACTTCTGCTGGACCTGCTGGATCAGACTTAATTGAACAACCTAAATTAAGAAATTTACAAGCATTTGCAAACATACCAACATTTGATAATGTAAGTGATTTAAATAATACATCTGGATTTACAATCGCATTAGGTCAGATAGATGCTGCAGGAAATATAACAGGAGCAACAACATCAGATCCTTTAACAGATCCAATAAATTATTTTCATATAACTAGCACTAGTAATGCTACAACAGGTGGTATATCAGGAGGCGGAGCAAACACATCCGCTGGACCAGTAACATTAGGAGTAGTAAACGGATAATGGCATACACTTTAGCAAATTTACAAACAGACATTAGAAACTATACAGAAGTAGGTAGTAATGTTTTATCTGATACTGTTTTAGAGAGAATAATTAAAAATGCAGAATTAAAAATTCATAGAGCAATAGATACTGATCAAAGTACATTCTACGCAACATCTAATTTAATTATTGGTAATAGATATGTAACAATACCTGCTGATTTAAGATTTATTAGATATGTTCAACTTAAAAATTCTGATAATGAACAATTTTACTTAGAACAAAGAGACACTAGTTTTATAGCAGAATATTACTCTACACCTGGAACTTCAGCTGTAGATATTCCAAAATACTATGCAAACTGGGATGAAGAGTTTTGGGTGGTAGCTCCTACCCCTGACAGAACATACGAAATTACATTAGCTTATGACAAAGAGCCAGATACAATAACCACAGGAAGTCCAAGCACAACTGGCACATATTTGTCGAATAAATATTCAGATCTTTTATTATATGCCTGCTTGGTAAATGCATATGGGTACTTGAAAGGACCACAGGATATGTTACAATACTATCAAGCTGCTTATAATGAGGCTTTAGAAACGTACGCTCTCGAGCAAATCGGGAACAGACGCAGAGACGAATATCAAGATGGTGAAGTTCGGGCTCAACTTAACGTCAAACCACCATCAAGTTATGGAAAATAAATAGGAGAAAAAAATGGCAAACGTAGTACCTTACTCATTCGCACAAGAGTTGTTAAAAGGAAACCACGATTTCATAAATGACACTATAAAACTAGCTTTGTATGAAGCTGGAAGTGGTGCACCTTATGATGTGAATAGCACAACCTATACTGCAGGAACAGCTAATCAAGTTTCTGGAACTGGGTATACAACTGGTGGAAACACTTTGAACAATCCTGTTGTTGCAAACCAAACGAGTGTTGCAACTTTAACTTTTGATCAAACACAGTGGACATCAGCAACTTTTGGTGCTGCTTATGGAGTTATATACAATGATACGGATGCAGATAAGTTAGTTGTTGTTCTAGATTTCGGTGGAACTAAATCTTGTTCAAACGGAACATTTACAATCACGTTCCCAAGTACAAGTTCAAGTGGACCCGGTGCAGCTGGAACAAATTCGCTTATTAGCATAAGTTCATAATAGGAGAATAAAATGGCTTTGGTTA